CTCGCCACGGCCGCCTTGAGCTGGTCCACGTCCGCCTGCGTCCACGTCGCCATGGGCCATCACCTCCGTCTGGGGATCCAGCTACCACGCCCACCGGCCGAGCCGCGACCCCGGCCGAGCCAGCTGGTGCTCTGGGCCCCAGGTCTCTCGGTTGAACCTCGAGGTGGAGGCTCTGGCGCCGGCGGAGGCGTCGACTCGGCGCCGGGAGGCGCGGCCGCAGGTGGCGGAGCCCGCTTCGCGCGCGCGGCCGCGGCATGGCGGTCGAGCCCCGCCAGCGCGGCCGCGGCGCGCGCGTAGACCCGGCAGTCGAGCCAGTGGTTCTCCCGGCCGGGTAGGATCTGCCACTCGAGCACCGTGAACCCCGTGCGCCGCACGATCGGCACGAGTTGTTCGGCGGTGAGCTGCCGGAAGTACTCCTCCCCGTACTCCGGGGCGTGGCAGTAGCCGGGCGGGTACGGTAGGCCGCTCTCCTTCGTCGGCGGGTCGAGCCGGAGCCAGCCGTAGAGCTCGCTCTTGGCGATCCCGACGCCGATCGGCCAGACCTTGTAGCCGCGGGAGAGACGCTTGCCGCGCACCGTGACGTCCACGGCGCTCGGGGCGCCGATGATCGTCTTGGCCGTCGCGACGCCCTTGCAGGCGATGACCCTGGACATCGGATACCGGCGCGCCCAGTTGTAGACGACCTGGGTCTGATCGCCGGCATCCACTGCGAGCATGTGGATCTGGTGCGCGAGGCCATCGGCCCCCGGCCAGCTCCGCCCGAGGAGCTCATCGAGCTTCGCCCAGACCTCCTCGCCCGCCGTGTTCCCCGGGAGCACCCCGGCATCGATGCTCCAGCTCTGCCGGTCCTCGCCCCATCCGACGACCTCGAAGACGAGCCGATCGCGCTGGACGTCGACGCCCGCGGTGATGACGAGCACCCCGACCGGCACCGTCGCGATCTCGTAGGACTCTCGGCGCTGGTAGAGGCGCTGATAGTCGGGGGCTTCGCCGCGCTCGTGCCAGGTTTCGCCGAGGGTCGTGTTGACGACGGTCCTGAGCTTCTCCGGCCCCAGCGCATTCGCCTCGACGAACTCGCTGGCTATCTGCCCCCACGTCGCGTTCGGCGAGTAGGAATAGGCGCTCCAGATACGGAACGAGGCGTGCCCCGTGAACGGCGCTGCCGCGCGCCACTCGCCCGCCGTCACCATCGACCGCTTGTCCTTGTGCTCGATGACGCAGCCCGATGCCTGACAGGCGAAGAACGCCTCCTTTGGCTTCCCGGAGGGCCACTTCATCGAGTGACCGTCATCACCGCTGAAGACGAGCGGTGCCATGTGCCCGCACTGCGGGCAAGGCACGAAGTACCGGCGCTGGTCGCCCTGCCCGTACATCTCCTCGATGCGTGAGAGCCCGGCGAGCAGCGGCGTCGAGCCGGCGATGATCTTCCGGTTCCAGAATGCCTCGGACCGCTTCGTGCCGAGCTTGATCTGATCACCTTCGCTGCCGGCGCTCGGCGGGTACGCGTCCACCTCGTCGAAGATGACCACGCGTCGACTGATGCGACGGAAGCCGGCGCCGCTGTTCGCGCCCACGAGCGAGATCACGCCACCCGGGAAAGCCTTGTGCGTGAGCGTGTTCGAAGGATCCTTCGGGCCCTTGTCCTCGACGTCGCGGAAGACGATCCTGGAAAGCGCCGGGACATCACGGAGCATCGGCGCGATCGCCTCCTTCGAGAAGTTCTTCGCGTCGTCGACCGTCGGCTGGACGACCAGAACCGAGGACGGGTCCTGACAGATGAAGTAGCCGATTGCGGCGCTCACACAGAGGGTGAAGCCGATGCGCGCGGACTTCAGCACGGAGATCTGCGTCACCGCGGGATCGGTGATCGCGTCCATGATCTCCTTCTGATAGGGCAGCGTCCGCCAGCGGCCCGGCTCCGCCGCGGTCTCGGCCGAGAGCACGAACTCCTTGTCAGCCCACTCCGAGAGCGATAGGCGCGGAGGCGGCTTCCACGCTCGTCTCGAGCGCGCGAACACCTCGTCCGCGCTCGCGTAGGTCACGGCGCCGCCTTGGAAACCGGCTCGGGCACACCCTCGTCGGATGCGAGATCGTCGAGGGCCTCACGGATGAGCCCTTCGATGAGCGCGAGCTGCACGGTCGTGAGCCCTGGATCCTGCTGGCGTGCGCGCGACGGTATCCCGAGGAGCTTGGTCTTGCAGCGGGTGAACTCGCCGACGAGCCGCGACTCGACGTCCTTCGTCGGGACGAGCTCACCGCGGCGCTCTGCGAGCTCGATCTCCGTGAGGCTCGCCCTTGCCGCCTCGTGCCGCGCGCGCGCCTCCGCGAGGTCGTGCACTCCGGTGATCGGCGGCAGTTCCGGCGGGCTCGTGCGCGGTGCCGTCCGCCCCGTGAGCGGAACCCGATCACTGTACGTGCTCGCTGCCCACTCCGCGTCCGCCGCGGCCACGTTCGCGATCTGCGGAGGTCGCCCCTTCACCCGCTTGACGCTCTTCTTGAGACGCCCGGAACGGATCGCCTCCTGGACGGCATTGAGGGCGCAGCCTCGGTGCCGCGCGTACGCGCGCAGTGAAGTGCTCACGGCCTCGGTTTTCCTCTGACCAGTGACCAGCGACCAAACATTTCAAGGACTTGCGGTAGCGAAGAAACGGGGCTCTGCGCACCCGCGGGGCGCGCCCCGGTGGGAGAACCTAGGCCGTACGGGGGTGGGTGCGCACATCTGCGCACATGAATGAGCCTGGCACGGTCCTTGCCATTCACCCTTGGTCACATCCATGCCATCACCCAGGGTCACAGGTCACCCTTGCGCCTGAGCTTCGCGAGCTCGCGGTCAAGCCCGCGCGTGAACGCGGATTGCAGCCTTGTGTACGCGGCGCCCTCGATGGCTGGGATGATGCCGTGATCCTGCATCACGTCCGAGATGCGCGTGGTCCACAGCTCCTGCAGTGGGAGGCGCGCCTTGCCCTTGCGCCTGAAGATGCCCACGTGACCCGAGCGCATGGTCGCGACGAACGCGCTCTTGATGCGCTTCGTTCCGCCCCCGACGTTGACACGCACCGAGATCCCGCGCTTGGTCTGGATATGCGGGAACTGGCTCAATGGCACGGGCTTGCCGCTCACCTTCTCTCGCCACACGAGGTCGCGGATTGCTGCCTTGCGGCCGGGGAAGACGAGCGGCAGAGCCTTCACCACATCGCCTTCCCGCATGAGCTTCCGTCCCAGGATCGCGCGGGTGCTATCGCGCTGCATCACCCGGAGTGCCTGGTTGCCAGCGAGCCGGAGCGCTCGCGCCAGGGCGAACTCCACCTTGCCGCCGCGCCAGACCTCGAGATCGCGGCTGTCCCAGATGAACTCGAGCGCCGTGCTCATCGCAGCCCATCCACGGTCGGGAGCACGTGAAGTAGCCCTACCGCTGCCAGTCTCCGCCCTGCTGCGATCTGCCTGTGCACGTCAGCGCGCGAGCGCGCGAAGCGCCCGTGAGGGCCGACGCCGATCCAGCGCACGTCTATCGATGGATCGAGGCCAGCTCGAATCGCGGCGCCCTGCTGGCATTTCGTCGAGTCGCACATCGGGTAGTCGCTCACCACGCCGCGCCTGGTGTCCGTCTTGCCGTGGTGCTCATGGGCGGGCCGCTGGACCTCGGTCGCGAGCTGGCGCCGTACGCACTCGACCGCGGGGAGCGTGCAGTGAAGGGACGTGCAGGCGACCTGATAGTCGGCGGGGATGCGCCATGGGATCGTCGGGAGGCCGGGCCGCTCGATCCAGAGGGCGAGCTGTGGTGATGGCTCGGCTGGCTCCGGGGGCGATGTCAGCTCGTCGACGAGGGCCTCCGCGACTCGGCGCTGCCATCCGCCCGCGGCGATGCCGGCCCGCGCGAGCGCCCAGACTGCTTGCTCCGCCGACGCTTGGAGCGTCACGTCAGCATGCTCGCCCCGTCCGACTGGAAGGCCCGTCGCGGTGGTGCACGCGACGTTGATAGTGATTGCCATAGGGCTGTGGCCGCTCTCCCGCACCGCGAAACGACTGGGGCGCCCACGTTTGACGTGCTGCGCCATTGCGCCGCGTCCCGCTCTGCAACGGATATCTAAGCCGTTGCTGTGCGGTGCCGCATGCCGGGAAAACGCGGCCTGGCGCGGGTTTCAGCGTGTGGGTGCATGTCGGTAAACGCGCCCGGTAACGATTGGTAACTATTGGCGCGACCGTCAGGAGGCAGGGGCGGTCGGGAGGTGGATCGCGAGCACGGCGCGGCAGAGCTGGGGCCACAGGAGCCTCGCGCGGCGATAGAGGTCCTTGGCTTGCCGCGGCGAAGGGTGCGTGAGGAGCTGGATCGAGGCCGGGTCCGCGCCGCCGCCCTCGGCCAAGCTGATGAACGTCGCCCGCGTCTCGTAGTGCCGCTGGGGCGGGATCTGGAGCGCGGCGAGGTCCGCCTGGAAGAGGCGCCAGGAGGTGTGGTTCGCCCGGTGCTCATCGAGAGAGGCGGGGATGATGAGGTCCTCGGCTCCGGGAGGCCTCCCGTGGAAGCGCTCCCAGCCCGAGGCCTGCCACCCTGCGAGCATCGCCGCCAGCGCCGGGTGTACAGGGATGATGCGCTTCACTCTGGTCTTGGTCTCCTTCTCGCGATGGCGCGACGTCGACCAGGAGGTCTCCGCCTTCATGGCGCCGAGG